GCCGACACGGATCGGCAGGACGGCTGGCACATCGGCGTAGCCACGCTGGGTCAGGTCAATGAGAATGCCATCAATTATTCGGGCATCCTGCCTAATGTTTCTGTGCTGCAAGAAGCGGCTGTCGGTACGGGAGTAGTGAATACCGCTCCAGAGGTAGATGGGCTGGTCCGCAGGGTGCCGATGGTGGTCAGAGTTGGGGAGAGCCTGTACCCGGCCCTTGGGCTTGATGTCCTGCGTGGACTGGCCGGAGACCCCTCTTACCAGGTCAGAGGATCTGAGACAGGCATAGAGGCGGTTAGAGTGCCTGGCTTCGATACCATCAATACCGATGCAGCAGGCAGGGTATGGATAGACTGGGGAACCACGTTTGCCCAGCAACCTATCAATGGAACTATCATCTTTGTCGGTGTAACTGCGGCTGGCATTACCCCGCTCGTACCTACTCCACGGGGACTCATGTATCCCCATGAAATTCAGGCCACTCTTTTCGAGACTTTACTGGCCGGAACCTCGCCTGTTCGACCTGATTGGGCATTAGGCGCTGAAATATTGGTGATCCTGATTTTTGGCCTTCTTACGGCGTGGTCAGTGCGTTATCTTCCTGTTTTGGTTGTACCGGCAGGGGTCATTGTGATCGGCGCTCTAACGGTCTCTGCCAGCGTCTGGGGCTATCTAAGTTTAGGCATCCTGGTTGATGCTGCATTTCCGGTGATTTCTAGCCTCACAATCGGTGGAACGGGTGTAGCTCAGAGAATGATCAGTGAATATCGGCAGAAATTGCAGATCAAGGGGATGTTCGGCACTTATGTCAGCCCGAAGCTGGTGCAGCAGTTAGTCGATGATCCGTCCTTGATGAAATTAGGCGGGGACACCAAAATTTTGACATGCCTCTTTGTGGATATCGTCGGCTTCACCCCGGTCTCGGAGCGTTTCCAGAAAAACAATGATGCCCAGGGTCTAGTGACCCTCATCAACAGGCTGCTTTCTGTCCTGACTGATGTGGTGTTGTCACTAGATGGAACGGTCATCACCTATATGGGTGATTGCATTTTCGCCCTTTGGAACGCACCAGTTGATTGCGATAACCATGAGGAACGGGCCGTGACCTGTGCTGCGATGATGCTGGTGGCGCTCGAACATCTTAACGAGGAGCTTGAACTGGAGGGGCTGTCCCTTAATCTGGGCATAGGTATCAATACAGGGCCGGCGGTGATTGGAAATACCGGAGGTCACAATAGGTTTATGTACTCTCCTCTGGGGGATAGCGTGAATATCGCCGCTAGATATGAAAGCAGCTCAAGAAAGTACGATGAGGATGTGCTGATCGGTGAGGCAACCGCCAAGGCAGTGCCGCACATGGTTGAGTACCTGGATTCAATTCAAGTTAAGGGCAAGACAGAAAACCTGGAGGTGTATACTTTGTCTAGTCAAACAGTATCTGCTGCTAAATTAGCTGAATACTGGACCAGTGAAAGAAAATCCTAAAGGGTTGACTTTTTAAATTCTTTCATTCCTCTTTTCATATTCTTATGGGACTATAGATTTTCCAAAAATATTTTGAACTTCTAAATATATTTTTTCTTTTTGTTTTCTCTGAAGCATCTGGTCCTCCAGTCTCTCTTTGAGAGGTTTTTTCATATATTCGATTTTCTTTTCTATTCTTGCTTGTTTGGCGATAATCTGTCGCACTCTTTCTTTAGATAATCCGCCATGCCTGATACCAAGCTCGCGGTAAGTAGTCCCGTCAGAAATTCTTTCCTTGTAAATTTGTTCGTCCCTTTTTTTAAGTTTTTTTCGTTGTCCGGGGTATGCTTCTCCAGGGAGAAGACATCGATCAGGCTTTAAGGGCTTCTTCATCACATTTTCAATCTTTGCCACAGCGACATGGCATAGTAGATAAACATTGTATCGTTCTCAGAAACATCACCACACAGGATAGACTCACCCATGGATCTCAGTCTGGGGTAGTTCCTTATAGATTCCAGACTTTTGCAGGTGAGGATTGCGTGTTTGATTATTGAGAGGTCCAGGTCTTTCTGACAGCCATCAATACAATCCCGGATATATTTATTGATGAACCCTCTTTTGATGAAGCCGGGAATCTTTCTCAGTTCTCCAAAATCCTTCTTGCCATCAAAAAGCGTTTCCCAAACCTCATGCCCTTTTTCACCGCAGATATCCAGTTCTATGGCCGGTTCTTTCTCGCCTGAGAAATCATCCACCCTGGCGCTGATGCACTCCTTCAGGAAATGCGGAAAGTAATAAACTGGTAAAGAAAACGGAGTCTCGTCCCCGGTTGCGGAATCGCTACCACTGATTTTCAAACTCAATTCGGGCCAGAGAGGTCTTGGTCTTTCTACGTCATCATCGCCTCGGAAATAAATGCCGTCCCGATCATAGGGGACGTGTCCGTAGTTCAAAACAAAATCAGTTTCCAGATGGCTTATACAGTGGAGAAACCAACTCAAAAGCTGTTCATAGGCTTCATCATTGCGGGGAACCGCCAGGCGTTTCTTTTTCGACTTGAGTAGACCGAGGCTGTAAAGGTGTTCCCTGACCTCTGGCTTGTGTGCGGAAATGAATTTTTTAATGTACCTGAGTTGTGCCTGGACATAGGTTTCAGGCAAAGGCTTTCCGGTCATCGTTTCCATCGTTTCCATCGTTTCCATCGTTTCCATCGTTTCCATAAGAGTCATTTTTGTTCCCCTCCTTTGAAATTCTTTCATTTTGATATCTCAGTGACGAATTCAGGAGCCAGCGGATATTCCTTTCTGTCGATCTCAGGCCCAGCCCAGAGCCAATGGATGCGTCCACAAGCATCACACCGCACATATTCACCGACAACGGTTAGATTCTTTTGGACCTTATGGTCTTTGGTTTCACCGCCGCATGAGCATTGCATTATTTGTTTCCCTCATCATCCATCGAATGTCGCACAGCTATAGCAGAGAACTGGCTCGTTTTCTTCCCATTCCTGATTGATCCCCGGATAAAATCTCTTACCACATTCCTCGCAGTGCAAATCTTCTGGTGGGTCTATCTGTCGCTCTGGGATGTCCCACATCAATTAGCCTCTTGGTCTTCAGGAGTCACGGTTTGATATCGGCATCTGATCGCTTAGGGTAAGGTAAAAATTTATCGGCCATCTTTGAGCGGTAATACTTCTTCTCTCTCTTGGTTCCACGAAACGCAAAATATCGACCCTTGCTGTTTTGCTTTACCTTTTTCACGTTTGGGTAATGGCACTTGATAACGTCCATTTTAGTTGTTCCGAACATCATTCTGATCGCCCTTGATCCGTATAATTTGTCTCTTATGATCCACCCGTCCCGATCACCTTTCCGGCTGTTTACGTTTGGATTCGAGTCCCGCATAGACCCCACATAGTCGAAGCCGCATGCCTGATAGATTGTTCCAACCTCGCCAGCCAGATCGTCAACAGTCGCCGTTATGACTTTGAATTTATTGGGTAACAATTTCATAGATCCGCGTATCAATTTAGACGCGGCGTGTGGGTGTGCCCAATGAACACAAGCACCTCGATTCAATAAAATAATTTTATTCGTGTAATCGTACTTGTCCCACTTGCCTAAGTTTTCAATGTACTCTGGACCGTACACCACTACTCCGCCAATGATGCCATCAAAAAAAATCCCAAAAGCATGCCAATTTACCGCCGCGAGGCATCCTAACCACTCGTATTCTTCTATGACCTCTTTAGCCCTAGCCACGCTTATTGCTTGAACCGTTGCCTTCTTAATATCTACATCTATATCTTTCCACCAATCGCCGAACAGGTCTGTTCTTTCGGTGGCCTTCAGATCCCGTATCTTTTTTTGATGCGCAACAGAAATAGTCACATCACTCAAGTGTCCCGCAGTCATAGCAAAGCACCCGCTCGTCTTCTTCTGGTTCTTTACCTAAACCAAGATAAAAACGGGCGCCGCATTCTTCGCAGTGCAAATCTTCTGGTGGGTCTATCTGTCGCTCTGGTATATCCAACATTATTCTTTCACCTGGGAGACAAATAGAAAAGTCAAGCGGTATTGCAAGATGTCTCCCTCAATGCTTTTTGTCATGGTCCGCAACATTCGGTCGAATCGATTTTATGCCTATGGCACCAGTCAGGTGCATCAGTACTCGATTCCAATATCTTCTCATGTCATCGGGCAGATGAGGTTGGTGGAGAATACGCTTGACTGCGATTATTCTATGTTGCTTGATGTCAGAATCATTCATTAATTGGTTCCTTCATCTATTGATGGGTGAACCATTCGCATCCCAACCCCAAGTGTCTGTATTTTTATATTTATTTTCTAATTCAATCATTAGCTCAAGGTAGTGCTTTGCTTTTTTTAGGTCATCAAGACCACCTTTCTTATTAAATCTGCACAAATACTTAATCACATTTCCCACACCAAAAGAGAGTCCATTCCTCTCAATGAACTCAAAGGGCTGCATAGACATTTCCTTATAATGATCTCCCCCAACCTGTTTATCGAATGAACTCATGTCGTCCGGCAGATGAGGTTGGTGGAGAATACGCTTGACCGCGCTTATCCGAAGTTGTTTGGTATCAGATTTGGTCAATATTTTCTCGGTTTCAATATTTAGTTCTTCCAATTCATTTCCCATTTCTCTTCTCCTCGGGGAGACAAATATAAAAGTCAAGCCGTACAGACAAAATGT